TTTCTAAATTCTTATATCTTTAAATTAGTGGGAGCCTTCAATGGACCTCTCAGACTCCCTTATAATACCCTATGTATGTCCACCTACTTTGGTTTTGTTGTATTATAAATTATTAGGCTGGTTCCTAGGGGAATCACCCCCCAGGAGAAATGTTTGAGCAAGTTATTCTCGTATAATAGTTACTATCGCAACATAGCTAATATCAGTCTTGCGGACTAATACGTCACCATAGGAATGTCTTCCATTATCATACCTGTACCATAGCACTCGCCTATGTAGTACAGTTAAAGAGGGCCTAAATGATTTCTCATTTGGTTATTGCCACTCCACCATTCATAACACATATGTCTTTCAGTCATCATTTGATGAGCCTGTCAGGTATCCCTGAATAAATGTCGATGATGCCTTAGGATAAAGCATTTATACATCGTTAACCATTAGAACAGTTTATAACACTGTACACATGTTACTTATGTTCACCTAAATCTTAACTATTTAAATAAATAGCTATTAATTGTTTCTTCTTCATATTACTAAACCTTGCTTTGCTCCCACAAAACCTCTTTACAGCCCATTTAATGAACTGCTGTTTAGTCCAATTAGGTATAAAATTATTATATCCCATTGTTATTTCCCCTTAAATTAGTTAATTGTAAATAGAGTAGAGAATGCATTAAACTCTACTCATTTGTGTTAGTCCTTCAGTTCCCTTACTTTCTCTAACAGTTATAATTGTTGTATCTATCATAGATACATTGCATTTTTAATAGGTATCTAGATTACCTATTGTATAAGTCCAACTTTCTTCGTACCAAACCACTTAATACCAAGTTGCATTGCTTGCCACTTGTTGTCTGCTATTACCAATTGAACTAAACCATTTAATAAATTTACTACTCTGTATTCTTTATCCACATTTTATCCTTTACACTACTGTGCAGTTGTTTATATTTCATAATTAGGTACATATCTACCTGCAATCCAATTACTTTCATCTTCATAATGCTCAAACTCCTGAAGATATCGATTATGTACTTCACAATCATAATTCATTAAACTATGGTCTTCTAAATCAATCATTTCAAACTTATAGTTATCGTAATTAAAAGCCTTTGCTCTTTGTAACATTTGCTTTAATTCCATAAAATAAAATACTTTATATGAATTAACATTATCATCTAATATGTTAAATCCTTTTACCCATCTATCTAACATACTTAGTTTATTAAATACCACTAACTTGAATTTATACTTCATATCTTGTCCTTTGCACTACTGTGCTGTTTATTATCAAACATTTGCAATTATGTATTACTTAATAAAGAAAAGGGAGGGAAACTAATCCCCCCCTTCTAATACCCTTACTACTTACCTAAGCCTAATAACTTAGCCTTGGCTGTATCTAACATCTTCTGAGTATCTCTCTTAAGTTGCAAGCCTATGAATACAGAGCCACAAGGGTCATCTCTATATTGCTTAGGTAACTCACTACAACGATACTCATCAGGTAATAGACCACTAATAGTAGCAACATCTATCTTACTACAATCTTCTGAGGGTATAAGTACACCCTTAGTAGTAACTATAACAACGACACCACAATCTTTTAAATAATCAAATAATTTATCCATCACTCATACTCCTTAAGTTAAGTTTAAATAGCATAGATAACAGTGGAACTTTGTTCGCGGTATGCGAACGAAGTTGTAAGGGAATAGCAATTTCAACGAAAATCAATGTCCACCCCGTTGAAATTGATGGGTACCGCCAGTTAGTATATCAAGTGCACCCAATCTTTTTATATTTTTTTAAAATTCAACTTCTCGACCTGATTTGACTATTAATTGTCCTTTTTAAAAGAAAAGTCTTGCAAAATATATTTTTTTGATTATATTTATATAGGTTAGTATATATAGGTAAGTATATAGTAGCTAATGTCTAAATGAAAGACAAACAACAGTACTAAGAGTTGCCTTACCCTTATATTCTAATATATAATTAGTAAGTAATAGGTAATTGTTTGTATATTATAGTGGTAATTACACTAAAATTAGGCTAAATAGGAGTATATATGGCAAGTATTTTCGAAAAAAACCAATTTAAAAGAGATTTACGGGGAGTATCGAAACAAGATACATATGACCCAGGTTTTTGGGATAAAAACAAACAATTAGCAGACCAAGGCATTGGAACACAGACTCAGTATCCTGTAGACCAAGGAATTGGGGGTTTTCCTACTTACAACGTAGACCAGAACATTGGAACAATACCTGGTACTAATAATACGGTTGTTCCTACATCAAATCCATGGGCACAAACTCAAGCTGTTGACCCACAAGAACAAATCCCAATTAATTATCCAGGTGGACAAAATGATGGTTCTCTACTACAAGTCGCTAATCAGGGTAATGCTTATACTAATTTTGGAGGCAGTGGTTTTCCTCAAGTATTTGACCATAATTTAACATTTCAAGAGAACGACTTATCAGGAAATATTATTGATACCAGTGGAATAGGAGAAGGGGGCCCTTCAGAGCTTTCATTAAACCAAATAGATGAACAAGCAACTCCTACAAATAATTTATTAGCTGCTGCTAGCACTGATATTGATGGGGGGGCGGCGGCTGCTGCTGCAAAGAAGAAGAAAACACAAGCGGGATTGAAGAAGTTTGGAGATAGCCTAGCTAGCCTAGGTCAAGGTATGATGGAAGGTGGTTATGAGTATGATTTCTTAGGTGATGAAGATGAGGATAGTATCTATGGCTAATACTGATTATGGAAAAATGATGAGCCAATTTGGAAGGCATTGGAGACAAGACCAAGCAGGACTAGAGGATATAATGGGCAAGGTAGCTTATCATGAATCTAAGGGCAAGAATGTATCTCAAGAAGGCGGCGGTCCTGGACAAGGTTTGTTTCAATATGAGAAAACATTTAAGGATAAGAAAGGTAATTATGCCCAAGCTGGAGGTATGACTGCTAGAAATAGATTAGCTAATTGGTATACTTCTCCTGAAGAAGCGGGTGGTTTTGGAGGAACAGAAATTCCAGATTGGTTAATTCAAGAAGGAATGGGAGACCCTTCTATAGGTTTTGATGCGTCTCAATTAAGTGAAGAACAACAAAGAATGATGTTTTTAGCTGATAAAAGGTATGATGAGACTGCATCACTAACAAAAGAAGCTACATCAGATTTAGGCAATTGGTGGGCTAAAGAACATTGGAAAGGCGGAGAAGAAGGCTCTGATGTGTATAATGAACGATTAGGTTCATTTAATAAGGATTTAGAAGTGTATCAAAATGAAAATCAAGTTGCATCTGTTATGAATGATTATAATAAGGTTAATGATGCTTTTCAATATTAATGTATACGATAAATATACATCATAAGGGAGATAAAGCTCCTACAACATATAAGATTTATCGCCAGGAAGAGGCAGATAAAGATGAATTAACCTACAAACACTGGAGAAAGGCTAAAGAGGGAGAATATGGGATATCAGACGACAACTATGTGGCTAAGGTCATCTCCAGGTCCATTTATAAGCCTACTAGCATTTACGTTCGTTTTCCTTACGGTTACACTTTTTTTAATCCTAAGTACAGTTCTGTACACTTTAGAGCTAATGGTCGTAAATCCAATACTACTATTAGTGGAAAAACTAACTGGGAAGTTCTTTTAAATGGACAAAAAATGAAGAATCTAGCTATGGTTTATGCTCAGACTATGAACTTTGATAAAACTATAGACCATGTATTTGATAATCCAAGTGATAATCAAAGAATGATGTGGAAAAGAAGAATGAAAAAGGAGAAATTCAAAGGTATGGTAAGAGATGAATTGCAAAAGTTATTAAGTGAACATGGATTAACCGAAGATTATACACTCGATTTGTTTGAGAAAACGATTAAAACAGCCAGGGATAAGGGTGATGTTACAAATCTTATGAGAGCTATAGAGAATCTTCAGGATATGCATGGAATGAAGGATAAACATTTAATTAAGACTACAGAACAGATAGAAGCTACTAGCAATGTTAAGCTTATAGATGAATTAAGGGAAGAAGAAGACAAGTTAATTGCTACTAAAACTACTATTTCTGAGGAATAAATGGGGAAAAAATTCACAGGTACTTCAGAAGAATCTATGGCACGGCATTGGAGGCGATTGACTTATAATGGACTATGAAGACAAATAATGGCTGAAGTAAGCAAATTATATAATAATCCTGATTATACTGGAGCAAGTGCTGGAAAGTATGTTGATAAATATACTAATAGACCAGAAGATATGGGAGGATTGAATAATCTTCTTAGACAAGCATGGGGTAAATTAAAAGAATCTAATACTGCTCATAATGAAAGGATGGGTCAAGAAATTACTCCTGGGTCAGGATTCACTCAACGTGATTTACTAGATATGGTTACAGGTGCATATGGAGGTTTAAAATTATTTAGAGGGATTCCTAAAAAGGAATACGCCAAAGCTATAGATGGACTAATTCACGGAGGAACAAAAAGTAAATATCTTTATACTTCTCCAGGCAAGACTGGAAGAGAAGTAGCAGAGTGGTATGCTAAAAGTATGGGTAAGAAGCACGCAAAGACATCTCCAAGAGTTATGGAGTTTGATTTGCCTTGGAATAAAGTTCAAAAATATACTAAAAATCCTGAGGTAGACTTTTCTGGATGGAATCCAAAACGGTTGAAAAATATGTTAAAAACTGGTAATGTAGACCAAATCATATTTCCAAGAGGATTGCCAGAAAAATATCTAAAGAAAATTCATAATTTACTTAATATAAAACAAACAGATTTTAGAAAGGTTTTTAAAAGATTGTCAGGTAGTTCTAAAGCAGATTTAATTAAAAAATTAGATGCGTCTTTAAAGAAAAAGAAATAATGGATTACGAAGAAAAATATGGGCAATTACAGGCTTTAAAGAAACTTCGCAATAATATGGCTTTATTTGGGAAACATTGTTTTCCTACTGCTTTAAAGAAAGTAACACCTCCATTTCATGGAGAGGTATATAAAAATTTATCAGATGATGCAATAAGAAGGGTTTTAATAGCAGCTCCTCGTGGAACTGCTAAGTCTACTGTTACTACTCTTATCTTCCCTTTATGGAAGGCGGCATTTAAAAGGACTGATGAAGACCTATTTATGGTTATCATATCAGAATCACAAGCACAATCTATAAATTTTCTATCTCGTATTAAGTATCATTTGACTCATTCAGATAAGTTTAAAGAAGTATTTGGAGATATGGGTCCCAATACAGCTAGAAGATGGACTCATACAGATATAGTACTTGCTAATGGAACTAGAATAGTAGCTGTTGGAACAGGTCAGAGAGTTAGAGGATTTATTGAAGGTGATACAAGGCCTAATCTTATTATAGTAGATGACTTTGAATCAGAGTTAAATGCATATACTCCAGAAGCCAGAGCAAAAAATAGAAAGTGGATGACTGAAGCAGTTATACCATCTTTGTCTGATGAAGGAAGAATTGCAATGATAGGAACAGTTATATCAGAGGATTGTTTCTTGTGTTGGGCAAAAGAGTCAAGTGCTTGGGAAGTATTGTGGTACTCAATATGGAATGATAATGAAGAGAGTATTTGGCCTGAAAGGTTTCCAAAAGAAAGGATACTTTCAATTAAAGATGAATTTTCTTCTGTAGGAAATCTTAATGGCTTTTATCAAGAGTATATGAATATAGCTCAATCTCCAGATGATGCTCCATTTCAACCTAAATGGATAAAACTTCATACCTGGGATTATAAGAGAATAGATGGACAGAATTGTTTGGTTAAAAATTTTGGAGAAGAAAATGAAAAGGTTAAACCCGTTGAATTGTATACTGGAGTGGACCCTGCAAGTTCTTTGTCTGCTAGGGCTGATTTCTTTGTTATCACTACTCTTGCTATTGATAATGAAAATAACAAATATATTATCGACATTTATAGAAATAAGATATCTCCAGCACAACAGCCACAACTTATTATAGATACATATAAAAAATTTAAACCTCGTAGAGTTAAGGTTGAGACAGTAGGTTATCAAGAAGCTTTACGAACAGCAGTTAGAGAAATAATGAAAGAAGAAATGTTATATATACCTGGATTAGAATCAGGTGTTAAACCTAGAAATTCTAAATCAGAGAGACTTTTATCCTTAGTTCCGTTACTTGCAAAAGGCAAGTTTTACTTTAGGTCTGAAGATATTAAAGCACAACAAGAATTTTTATCCTATCCTAAAGGTAAACATGATGATATTATGGATGCTATATGGACTGCTTTAGATGGAGCAAAACCATGTAGAAGAAGCGAACTTATTAAACTTTCTAAAGAGGAATGGAGAAATAAAAAGAAAACTCTTGATTGGATGACATTATAATTCGTAAATTAAGCAGATGGCATATACCAAAATAGACCAAAAATCAAATAAAAAGGTTGTAGACGAAACATTAGACTTGTTTGATAAGTATTCTTCTAAGAGGGATACTTGGGCACAACAGGCTAAAGAAGACAAGGAGTTTAGATTGGGTCGTCAATGGACCGCTGAACAAAGAGAAACTCTTGAATCTAGAGGGCAAGCTGCTATTGTTATAAATAGAATACATCCTGCAGTAGAATCAGCAAAAGCGATGCTTACTGCTAATAGACCTTCATTTAGAGCTGCTCCTAGAGAAGATTCTGATAATAAGGTGGCTCAAGTTATGAGTGCTCTTTTGTCATATATGTATGATATTTCAGATGGAAGAAGTGTTATCAGGCAAGCTGTTGATGATTATTATGTTATGGGGCTTGGTTTTTTACATGTATATCAAGACCCAATGATGGATATGGGTAAAGGTGAGGTTTGTTTTCACGATGTTGACCCTTTAGATGTTTATGTCGACCCTAACAGTAGGCATAGATTTTTTGACGATGCAGAAAATATTATAATATCTAAGTTATTTACAAAAGAACAAGCAAAGGCTTTATGGCCTATGTATAAAACTAAAATTGATAATGCAGCTTCTAGTGCAGGTACAGCATCCAATTTAGATTTTAATGCACCTGCTACTGAACGCGAAGATGATGGAGAAGTGCAGTTCCCAGAAGATGTTGGTACATTAGGCGATAGTGAATATGTAAGAGGCTATGAAAGATATTACAAGGTAGATATTCCTCAATTTAGAACATTTGAAAAGTTTTCTGGTAAAGAGGAACTTTTAGACGAAGAAGAATATGCTGAATATTTAGAAAGAAAGGCTTGGATAATACAAGGTCAAATAATTACAGATGAAGAGAAGGCTATGCAATTGTTTGACCAATTACAACAAATGCAAGCACAAGCTCATAAACAAGAATCAGCTCAAATGGTTCAAGCAGGAATGGGAGATACAGCAGGAACTCAACTTCCTGAACCTATTGATATAAAAGAAATTACTTATGAGTTTTTAGTTGAGCAGCAAACAATTGAAATTGTAGAGATAACAATGCAAAAAATACAACAATGTGTTATTGTAGGAGACAAAAAATTGTATTCGAGAGTTTTACCTTTAGAGAAGTATCCTATTATTCCTATTATGAATGTTCATACAAGGACTCCTTATCCAATTTCTGATGTTAGGATGATAAAGGGATTACAGGAATATATAAATAAAACACGTTCTTTGATAATAGCTCATGCTACCACAAGTACAAATACGAAGATACTTGTCCCAGAAGGAAGTGTCGATATGAAAGAATTTGAAGAAAAGTGGGCTCAACCAGGAGTTGCTATACCATTTGACCCTACAGATGGAGCACCATTACCTGTTCAACCTACTCCTCTTCCAAATGAATTATATACTAATGAACAAACTGCAAAAAGTGATATTGACCATGCTTTAGGATTATATGAATTAATGATGGGTAATTCTGGAGCAGCTCCGCAAACTTATAAAGCTACTATAAGTATAGATGAGTTTGGACAAAGGAAAATGAAATCAAAGTTAGCTGATATTGAAGCAGCATTAACTAGAATAGGTCAATTAGCAATTCCTTTAATGCAGCAATTATATACAGGAAGAAAAATATTTAGGGTAATACAACCTAATAACTCTATTAATGATTATGTTATAAATAAAAAGTTAGTAGATGATAAAACTGGTGAAATAAAGGTTATGAATGATATAACTATTGGCAAATATGATGTTATAGTTGTGTCAGGTTCAACTTTACCAAGTAATAGATATGCAGAATTAGAATTTTATATGGATGCATATCAGAAGGGTCTAATAGATAGACAAGAAGTTCTCAAGAAGACAGAAGTATTTGATATGGAAGGAGTCTTACAGAGAATTGATGAAATTGCTAAATTGCAAGGACAGTTAAAGCAAGCGAGCGAACACATTAAACAGCTTAAAGGTGATTTACAAACAAGAGATAGAGAAGCTGTTAATCTTAGAAAGAAAGT